AGCCCGTGCGGTTGACATTTTCCTAAAAATAAGTAAATTCGTTATTCCTGAACTCAAGGCGGTAAGTGTGGAGGCTCTAGTAAGAGATGAAAGCGGCACGCAAATAACCCTACCCCCTTGGATGATTCAGGAGGCGATAGAAGATGACGAATCCGAACCTTAAATTTCTAAGAGAAAACCACGAGTCTAAAAGGCTTATAAGCCTAAGAGGGGGCACAAGGTCGGGAAAGTCATATAGTGCCGTTCAATTCCTTATTGAACTTTGCTACAAGTACCCCAATGCTGGAATGGTTATTACCATTGCTAGGCAAACATTACCAGCTTTGAAGGCTTCAACCCTTCGGGACTTCGTTGAGATTCTGCAAAGCTTTGAGGCATACGTTGAGGAAGACCATAATAAGACCGAGGGAATCTACAAGCTTCGTGGGAATACCGTTGAATTTATTAGTTTGGATCAACCCCAAAAGCTAAGAGGACGGAAACGGGATGCGCTTTTTTTAGACGAGTGTAATGAAATAACCGCTGAGTCATTTAGGCAACTATCTTACCGAACCACGGGGTTCATTGTGCTTAGTTATAACCCTAGCGATTTAGACGGCTGGTGGTACGAAGTGGAAGCTAGAGAAGATGCGGCTTTAATTGTCACCACCTACAAGGACAACCCACACTTACCCAAATCAATCATTGCCGAAATCGAAAGCCTTAAAACGTCAAGCCCTGAAGATTGGGCGGTGTTTGGGTTAGGTGAACGAGGCAGAGGCAAGAAGGGCAGAATTTACAGAAACTTCACCAAGGTCGAAGAACTAGACTTTTCGGAGTGTTCAGATGTTTGCGTTGGTATCGACTTCGGTTTTAGCCAAGACCCCACGGCAGTCCTAAAGGTCGGTAAGCATAACGATCGGGTCTATGTCGATGAACTCGTGTATGAAACGCATCTTACTAATACTGAGTTAGTTGAGAAGATAAAACACGAATGTGAGGGGTTAAGGGTCATTTGTGATAGTGCAGAACCTAAGAGCATAGCCGAACTAAGACGAGGGGGGCTAAACGCAATAGGAGCGATTAAGGGGCCTGACTCTATTAGAAACGGGATCAAACTACTTCAGTCCAAGGAGGTTCTATATACAAGACGAAGCAAGGACTTAGAGAGGGAACTAGGTTCTTATGTATGGCACTTAGACAAAAACGAACGCCCAACTGAAAAGCCCATCGATTCCTTCAACCACCTTCTTGACGCTCTGAGGTATAGCGTGGGCTTTTTATATAAACGGGGCTAAAGGGCTAAATTACTTTTGTGCTATGGCATTACTCGACTTTCTAAAGTACGACCGAAAAGAGTCTAAGATTCAGGAGCAGTTAAGCAAACTACTCACGGCCCAGCTAACCCACTTGGGGGCTAACTCAGCAATCTGGCAACCGTTCAACTTTGAGAGTTTACTAGAGCAAGCCTATCAGAAGAACCCTGACGTTTACTCCGTTATAAATTTCCTTTCTAAGAAGATGTCTAACGTTCCTTTGTGTGCGTATGACTCCGAGGGGAACAAGATAGAATACGAACCACTAGAGAGGGTCAAAGACCAGCCCAATAGCTACCAAAGTTTTGACGACTTCCTAGCTAATCTCTATTCGAACTACCTTTTAACGGGGAACGGTTATATCTATTGTCAGAAGGGTGAAACCGCAATAACTGAGGGTCGTATTCTGCTCGTGGAAGCTTTGCCTAGCGTATACATAGAAGCCATCTCAGGTAAGAGCGGAAGAGGGGTGGCAGAATACAGATTTACAGAAGGCTATATAAACACGAAGATGGACGCAGAGAATGTGATCCACATCAAAAACGTCCAAATGGCCTTCGGAAGCGGTGAACACCTTTACGGACAAAGCCCTTTACAAGCGGCCTTCAAATCAATTCAGACTTCAAATAGTGGCTATGATTCGCAAAAGGCGTCTATGGATAACCAAGGAGCCGCTGGTATTCTCTATAATAAGGGAATTGATTTCGCTGGTGGTAAGGATGCTTGGACACAAGACGAAATTAACGAGATGCGCCAAAGCATTAAGGAAGTCCGAAAGAACTCAAATTCTAATTCTATTGGTGTTGGTGTCGGTGACCTGGGTTACATTAACTTTGGTATCACTCCCGTGGATATGGGGATAATGGAGGTTCTAGACCTTTCGTTAAGTGACGTTTGCAACGCCTATAATTTGCCCGTTGGTCTGTTCAATAACAACGATTCTAGCACATTCTCGAATCAGGAGCAGTACAGAAAGCAAGCTTACACGGATTCTATCCTTCCTACTCTGAATAAGTTTGAATATTCCTTCAATCGTTTGTTTATGAATGATGAGGGGGTTTATTTCAAGTTTGACACTTCAGAGATTCCCGAACTTCAAGCCGACAAGAAGGATCAAGTTTCTGCCCTTAGTGGTGCGTATTGGATGACCCCGAACGAGAAAAGGGAAATGATGGGGCTTGCCGCTATTGAGGACGCTGATATGAACCAAGTATATGTACCTTCTAGCCTTACGCCAATTGATTTAAGCGGCTTTGAAGGTGAAGAATGAGCCCAGCAGACAAGCGATATTTAGACGTTAACAGACGTAGGGACAAGATTTCTAGGCGTTACGCTCGTGAACTCACGGAAGAAATCTACAAGGCTAACCTAAAGTATATAAAGGGGGCCGACCTAAGTAACCTAGAGAACGTCATTTACCCCATAAACTACCCTTCTACTGATGTAGAGAAGCTAGTTGAAGACCTTTATTTTGATGCTGGCTATTTGTTCTCTGACCAGTTCGTTAAGGACTTTGCACAAGGCAAGTTTAAGAGTGATCTAAGCGAGGGTATCCCAAAGGTGCAATGGAAGACCGAGGCTATTGGGAAATACTTTCGGAGTAACCTAAACCAAATAAAGACCATTAGCCTAACTTCTGAGATTGGGGCGCAAAGGCTACTTAATTCGGTTGTCTACGATGCTATACAAGACGGAAAGGGGATAAGGGCGGTAACCGATGCACTCAAGAACGATAAGTTTCTAAGGAACCTGAAGAGAACTTCACGCTTCCAAGCCGAAAGAATAGCCCGAACTGAAACCCTTTCTGCCGCTTCTTACGGTGAATATCTAGGCTCACAAGAGTTATTTCAGAAGTACGGGGTTACAATGGGTAAGTATTGGATTGCTAAGAAGGATGCTAGAACCCGTAATTCTCACAACGAGATGAAACGGAGCGAAACCATAGGAGCAGAAGAGGATTTTGAGGTTGGCGGCTCTAAAATGCAGTTTCCAGGTGACCGAAGAGGAGGCCCAAGCCAAGTAATCAATTGCCGTTGTGCGTTAGGTTGGCGAAGAATAGAAGAGGAAACACCAGCACCCCCACCACCACAAGCGAACATCCCAACGCCTATAATACCTGAAGATGTTAAGCCCACGGGCTTCGGTATATCCAAGGAGGTGACCGACTCACTAGATAAGGTGTTTAAGTGGTACAAGGCCAACGATATAAAAGTCCCCAAGCTAGATGAGAAGTTTTTGAAATTGCTATCCATACCCCCCAAGGGCGACAACATAAAGGGGGACTTGTTTGGTATAAACAACGTAACACACAAAGGTGCAACATCTTCTTATTCAGATTTTAGAGGTAGATTAAACATTACTGCCCCACGTAGAATAAGAAGAGCAACTCTCGAAAATGAGATAGTACTTTACCACGAGTACGGGCACGCTATACACAATAGGCAAAATATAATACGGGATTATTGGCACGGGAAAACCCCTGACAACAACTTTAAGAAGCTTTTTTTTGAATTAAGGGCTAAAGGGTATAAAAACGGAAGAACAAAGGTTCAGCGTGAGGCATTCCAAAAAATAAAGTCTGAATATCGGGTCAACGAAAATAAATTTAATCAAGCCCAACGTAAATGGTTTAATGGGGAGGCTGAAAAATATGCTTCAGAGGGTGCCTTTTATGAAAAAGAACTTGGATTAAAAAAAGGCTCTTTAGAGGGAATGAATCATTATGGCGTGAGTGGTTTGTTTACTAGTTATGCAGACACAATTCAAGCCCTAAGTGATGCCGAGATTGGTTTCGGTCACGGTAAATCATATATGAAAAAAGAGTATTTAGCACAAGCGGAGTTTTTCGCTCATTGCATGGAGAATAGATTTTCAGGGAACCCAATTTTTGAGCAGTTGGATAAGTCACTTTTTGACAAAATGGTTAAGGTGACTAACGAATTATTAGAACAAAATGGAATCTAACCCAATAGATGACTATATAAAGAAGTACGGTGAAAGGGCTTACGAATTAGTTGGCCCCCATCGTTATGACTTTGAGTTACTGGCTAAGTCCGTTAAACTAGGTAAGCCGCTCGTGATAGTAGAGAATAAAGAGATTCCAGCAGTTTATGACGGGGACTATTGGGCGTTAAGATCAAAAGAGCAGTTCGCCAAGACCTACGGCTTTTACCCAAAGGGGCAAGACTCAACAGAATTATCTTAGAGCCTATGTTTAAACCAACTCAGGAAATCATTGACAAGGCCCAAGGGGTTTTAGATTATGTCGCTGAAAATGGTTGGGGGACGTGTGGGACGGACGTAGGGAAGCAAAGAGCAAACGACCTAGCCAAGGGCCGTGAATTGTCCTTAGATGTCGTGAAGAGAGTTTATAGCTACCTAGCTAGGGCTTCTGAGTATTATGACGGGGGAAGCTATGAGAAGTGTGGAAATTTGATGTATGACGCTTGGGGCGGTAAGCCAGCTTATTACTGGTCTAAAAAGATTGTGCAAGAAAACAAGAGTATGGATAAAGTATACACAACCAAGAACACGAGCCTAGAGTTAAAGGACGTGGACACCGAAAAGGGAACCGTTGCTGGCTACTTCTCAGCCTTTGACAACATTGATTCCCACGGGGACATAATGCGAAGAGGCTCTTACGCTAAGAGTATTCAGGAGAACGGGCCAATGGGTAAAGGTAGAATTGGGCACTTATATATGCACGACCCTTTAAATCCAATTGGTAAGATTACGGAACTGAAGGAAGATGACTTCGGCCTTTATTTTGAGTCCAAGATGTCTAAGCGGCCTTTTGCTCAAGATGTTTTGACGATGTACCAAGAGGGTATAATTAAAGAGCATTCAGTAGGTTTCGTTCCGCTCGTGTTCTCTGAAATAAGAGATGTCAACAATAAGCTAAAGGGCTATGAAATCACAGAAACCAAACTAAGGGAAGGTTCTAGCGTGGTCTTTGGTGCTAACGAAAACACTCCCTTTGTTGGAATGAAGAGCCTTGAAGAGATAGAGGGCAGAATGGAAGTATTAGAGTCCTTTATTAAAGGGGCTAATGTTACTGATACTACATTTGTTACCATTGAGAACGAACTTTCGCAGTTGAAAGCGTTGATTAATACACTCGTGACTGAGGGGCCGTCTAAGGACACTCCGAATAACGAGCCGTTGAACGTCTTAGAATTGTGGAACTCAATTAATGTTTAATAATTCCTAAAAAGAAAATGGAAGAGATCAAAACACAGTTGGAGGCCATCAAAAAAGACTTGGATGGTGCTATCAACGCTGGTGC